CGGTGTGTCAAACCCCTGCTCGTTCAAATAGCCTGCAATTCGTCCCGTACTCCATCCGTCACTTGCTTTTTCAAAAATGAGCTTCACGATCTTTGCCGCTGCGGGGTCTATACGCCAACCGCCTTTTGCGGTTTTGTCTTTGATATACCCATACGGCGGTCTGGCTGATGTGCTGATACCCTGCTTCCATCTTGCACGGAAACCGGATTTTACTTTCTTGGATATATCACGGCTGTACAGAGAATTGACAAGGTTGCTGACCGCCATATCCAGTCCCATCGTTTTACCGATATATCGGTTGCTGTCGTAGTTGGAATTGACTGCGATAAAACGCACTCCGAGAACCGGAAATATCTGTTCCAGATAATCGCCCACGCCGATATAATCTCTGCCGAGACGGGAGAGGTCTTTGACCAGAATGGTATGTATCCGTCCCTTTTTCGCATCTTCGATCATACGCCGAAACGCAGGACGATTGAAATTCGTTCCTGTAAATCCATCGTCTATGTACTCAAAGACTTCATCTGTAAATTCCTCTTTGCTTTCCACAAAGCTCTGCAGCAGTTCACGTTGATTCTCAATACTGTTACTCTCGTCTTTGTTGTCTTTTCCGAGATCACCGTCTGCCATCGACAAACGGAGATAAAAAGCCAAACCCGTACTCATTCACATTCGCCTCCTTCCATCATTTCTATTACTCTCTTGTACACGTCCTCACACTTGAACGTAATCTCATATCCGTCTGTGTTACTGATTGAAACTCGCTCGACAAGCTCATGTACAAGCTCCGGATTAAACTCTCGGTTATCAAGATACTGTTCCAGATGCTTTACGATCTTGGAATAATCATCAATCGTCTTTTCAAGTCTTTTCCGCTTTACCTCCAGTCCTGCAAGCTCGTCCTGCATTCGCTGTGCGTCTGCGACATACTGCTCCTTGATATTCTGATAATCCTCTGCATCAAGGATTCCGTCTGCGTAATCCTCATACAGTTTGTGCTGACGTTCCTCTGTTTCGGAAATCTTGACCTGCAGGGCAAGCATTTTCTTCTGTGCGGAAAGCAACGCATTTTTACCGCCCTGGGAGGTATTCACCATGTCCAGCATTTTCTTGCGGTCACACATTCCCTTAATCAGCAGATGGATTTGATCCATAATAAAGATTTTCAAGAAATCCTCATGAACCACTCGACCACCGCAGGCAGCCTTGCCGCCGTTCTGCGGACAAAGATAATGCCCTCCGGTCTTTTTCAAGGTTTTGTAGTCGTGCAGATAGCGAACATAGTACATATTACGACCACACTCGGCACAATGAATCATACCCGAAAACTGATCTTGTATCTTTTCTCTCTGTTCCTTATGGTAATCGGTTTCGCTGTATTTTTTCATGTTGTTCGCTTTCATGGTCTGAATAATTTGCTCCCTGTCCTCTCTGGCAACAAGCGGTTCATGTGCGTTTTGATGCACCGTCCATTCATCGGGAGAGGTTCGGTGACATTTTTCAGCCTTATAAAGAGCCTGCTTGATTCTGCCGACACACACATCGCCTACATATCCGGGATGGGAGAGGATTTTATAAACGGTATCAGCTCGCCACTCCGCAGGTTTTACTTCTTTGCCTGCTTTCTGATTTCTGCTTTGTCCCGGTGTCATGGCACCGATCAAATCCAAGCGTTTACCGATCTCTTTTACCGATACACCAAGTCTCGACCATGCGAATATGGCTCTGACAGTCGGTGCGTTTTCTTCGTCAAGCACAAACCTCTTTTTATCCTCGGAATGGTCATAACCAAAAGGTGCTGTACCCATAGGCATAGAATCTTCTTTGTTCTTTATAACCTCTCTGGAAGCACAGATTTTCTTGGATATATCCTTTGCGTACATGGCATTTACCATGTTCTTGATCGGCACGGCAAGACTGCTCCGATCTTCTTCTCGGATGCTGTCAAAATCGTCTGTCACGGCGATAAAGCGCACATTCAGATGCGGAAACAGCGTTTCAATGTAATAACCGGTTTCCAGATAATCACGTCCGAAACGGGATAAATCCTTGACCACAATACACTCGATTTTGCCGCTTCGCACATCATCCATCAAACGGACAAACTCCGGTCTGTCAAAATTCGTTCCCGAATAACCGTTATCAGAATAGCTGTCCTCAAACTGTAAATCCTCATGCGCATCTATAAATTGATACAGCATGGACATCTGCGTTTGCAGAGATTCATCTGTCTCATTCTCAACCGACAATCTGCCGTATGCCGCAGTTCTGAGTAGGTTTTCTTTCTTCTTTGTTTGTATATTGGCTACAACAGCCGTACTCACCGCAGTATCGTTCTGCGCTCGTCTGCTTTTTCGTGCCATCACCACATCTCCGTTTCTTGTATGGGAAGCATATCCCGCCATCTTGTATGTTTGACAGGTAAAACCACTTCCACAGTTTCCAAATTCTCAATCAGAACCTTATCAATCCATTTTCGGATTTCCTCTTTGGTCAGCTTATCGGGGATTTTAATGTTCCCATAGAATACCATCCAGGGATTACGATTGCTGAACGCCAACTCCAGCTCGTCCACCTGCGTCATAAGACTTTTGAATGCTGCTTCTTTTTCGACAAGCTCGACATTGATCTGCTCCCGATACTGTCTGTATTCTTCCTCGGTTATCTCTCCCGCTTCGCTCATGCAGTAATAATGCAGATGTACTTTTTCAAGCTCTGCCATTTCCTCAAAAAGCGTTCTTGCCTGTTCTGCAAATATCGCTTTTCGTCTCTGCTTTTTAGACTGACCTGCATCCGATGCAACCCATTCTTTTGCAAGCTCGATCTTTCGCTGTTCCGAGCGAAGATACTCAACCGTTTGCTCCATGACATAATCATAGCGGATTGATTTTCTCTGCCAGAAGTCCAAACCGAATGTCTGATAGGGGTTCTCTGTACGGTGCAATCTGCAGACTACAGTTGCGCCCGTTGCCTTATCAAATATCTGCTTGACAAACGCATTGTTGGATTTCATCACAGGTGGATGGTTTTTCTGCACAGTGCTTCTGTTCTCAACAACTTCGGCGGCACGGTCAAACAGTTCTTTCTCGATAATTGGCGGCGTTTCGATTTTGGTTCTCTCACCGTCCATGATCTTGTACCAATACCCGATATAGGCTGTATTATCAATAACACGCTTAACTGAACCGGGCGACCAATGGGATTTCACCTCACCACGCTTCTTTTGGCTGACACGCACAAGGTGCATCATAGGAGAATCAATTTTATTCTCGTTAAGATAATCTGCTACCTCTCTGAAAAGTTTCTTTTCATCGGCAACCATGTGGAATATCTTGCGAATGATCGGCACAACTTCTTCATCAATGACAAACCCTTTCCGTTCTTCATTCAGCAGATACCCATATTTTTCATCATGTACGGAAAGATACCCCTGCGCCTGTTCAGCTCTTGTGCGGCTATACAGCACACCACCGATATAAGCGTTTCGCTTCTTTTTGAAATATGCCGCAGCTTCCTCATAAGTCAAAGTCAGACTGCACACGTTATCCTCAACTACGGCGAAATGAATGCCTGCAGGCAAGAAGCTCTTTAACAGGACATCTTCTGCATAAGAAACATTGGAACCGCAACGCAAAAGAGAGTCTACTACCACCATATCGAATTTACGGCTGACCCCATCGCTCTGCATCGTGCGGAACGCATCATCCGCTTCGGTATCCTGCTTGCGGTCTGCGTACTTCTGTACAAGCTCCCAGCCATGCTGTTTGATATATTTTTGAATTCTGTCATTCTGCTGACGGATAATATCAGACGGAATATTCTTTTCCGGTACGCAGGAAACATATCTCGCATAGCTCGCACATCTCATACAACCGCCACCTCTCTTTCTGCAAATTCTTCACAGAGAGAAGATGCCATTTCAAGCATTTCCTGAATTTCGTCCTCATAGTGAAAATGGATTTCTACCGTATCGGTATCGTACACCACAATACTTGCAATCAAGGATGCAATCATTTTGCGATCCAGTTCGCTGACGTTCCGATATTCTCTGAATGTTTCCATCCAGGGACGGCTGGTGTTTTCACGGGACAAGAGCTTTTCCCGTTTTGCAATCAGTTCCTCCTGCGCTGTCTTTGCGGAATTGATCTTATCGGTAAATCTGGTATTGATGTCCTTAAACTCGTCACGGCTTACAATGCCGTCCGTCAAGTCTTTATATACCTTTGATTTCAAATCCTTGTATCGCTCAATCTCCGCTTCAAGTGCCGCAATCTGCGTATCCACACTTTTTACTCCGAGGTTCTGCGTAGGAAGTTCATCTATTGCAGACAAAATTCTGTCGGCTTCTACAAGCAATCTGATCTGGTGCTGAACCACCGCAAGCACATTTGTCATGAGCTTGGCTTCGCTGATGTTGTGCGAGGTGCATCCGTCCCCACGCTTGTATGTAGAGCAATAATAGTAATTGTAGGGTTTGTCCTTTTTGACAACCGTGCGCCGAATCATATTCTGACCGCAATCACCGCAACGGAGAAATCCCGACAAGGTATAAACACTGTCCGAAGCAGGGGCGGTTCTGGTGTCCAGTTCGGTCAATCTCTGTACAATCTCAAAAATCGGCTTGGGGATAATTGCTTCGTGTGTTTCCTGCACCCGTATCCAGCTTGCTTCATCAACGGGTCTGGACTGCTTGACCTTGTAATTGATTTTACGGTTTTTGCCCTGTACCATCGTTCCGATGTAAAGCTCGTTTCTTAAAATACGGTTGACCGTGACAATCGACCACTTCGGCTTTTTTCCGGAACGGAAACCGCTGTTGAAATTGAAACCGCACATTCTCTTGTATTCAAGAGGTGGCGCAACCTGCATTTCTTCCAGTCTCTCGCTGATCCGCTGTGCAGAAAATCCGTTGAGCTTCAGTCCGAAAATCGTTCTCACAATTTCTGCGGCTGCTTCATCAATGATAAGGTGGTTTTTGTCATTCGGGTCTTTCAGATACCCGTAGGCGGCAAAGCTGCCGATAAACTTTCCGTTCTTTCTTTTTACATCAAGCTGACTGCGGATTTTGATAGAAATGTCTCTGCAGTAGGCATCGTTAATCAGGTTCTTGAACGGAATGACAATCTGATCTGCATCTCCGGATTCGTCTGCGCTGTCATAATGGTCATTGATCGCTATGAAGCGAACACCGAGAAACGGAAAAATCTTTTCAAGGTATCTTCCGGTTTCAATGTAATTTCGTCCGAGACGG